TTTATCAATCAAGAACTTTACCCCTGAGAGGCTCCATGGTGCAAACCATTTAGTCAAAAAGGGGTTTACCCTAAAGTTATCGATTTAATAATTTCCTGTGAAGGTAAGAAGCTCCAACAAATTGTTATTTCACTAACAGGAAAGAACAAAGAGTTGAATCTTCTACCTAAGTTTGACATCAAGTCTATAACTGATCCTTTAACGGTTTCTCATGAATCCGTTATGGATATAGTTAGAGAGATTGATTCAAAATGGAAATCATTAGGTTTCCCTAACAGGGAAGAAGGGATAGGAAAAGAGGATCTGGTAATTGAAGAAATGACTTCACTGAAAAGTGGAGTTAATTCTAAAATTGCTTTCCTCTCTTATCCTTTCGATGCTCTAGCAATCGAGAAGAATCAACCTCTTTATCTCGCAATACAGCACCTTTTTGTTGCTGCAACGGGGGGTAAAGAAACCTTTTCTTCTAGATTTGCTAGTACCCTTGCTTTCGCAAAGGGCTTAGATTTTAGACGGAAAGTCCCTGAGTTTAAAACCTCTAGACTTGCCGCAATAGCAGACTATCGTGGTAAAACACGAGTGGTTGCTATTGGAGATAATTACTCACAAATGGCTTTGAAGCCGTTTGCGGGTGATATGATGAGCATCCTTCGTAATACGAGGGGTGACTCAACTTTCTCTCAATCATATAAGGCTGCATCGATATCAAAGAAGATTAGAAAGGGCGTACGATGTTGATCGTACGATCTTTCTAGTGCTACTGATAGATTCCCAAAGGAGGTCACTAAACTACTCTTACAGAAGATCTACGGATCTGACGTTGGAAATAGTATAATGACTATCCTTACTGATAGGGATTTCGCTTATAAAATAAGATCGAAGTACTTAAACAAAACTAGCGATGTTCGATACAGTGTTGGACAGCCCATGGGCCTTTACGGTTCATGACCTGCTTTTACACTGTCTCATCATCTAATAGTCCGTTTATGTGAACTTAGATGCGGAATTCAATCTACTGGTACCAGTTACTACATCCTTGGAGATGATATAATCATCTTCAAAGAGAAGGTAGCTGAGCAGTACTTATCGATAATGAACAATTTGGGTGTAAATATTTCTTTACAGAAATCTTTTTACCCATCTGAGAAAGTTCCTTTTCAAGCTGAATTCGCTAAACGCTTATTCAACCATGAAGGGGAATTTTCCCCATTACCTTTAAGGCTTTTAAAGGAGGAGCTCATCCCCAAAGAACTTGGTGATGGTTTCTTCCTTAGAGAAGCGATTGATCGGGAAGGTTTTGATATCTCAGATGTCGAAACTTTTCCGGGAACTAAAATTAGTTCCAGAAGCCTTGCTGTGGCAGCTAGCCTGACCAGCGACAACGCAGAGATAGATAACTATATCACTGCAGTCTTGGCTGGGTTCGACTACCAGAGAAGGGACCCCGAGGATGAATTACACTTTATCAGAGATGAAAAAGATGAAATTTTTCCTGGTATGGGTTTATCCCTTTCTCAATTACGTAAGTTCTTAAAGAACTTGCTGTTGAGCAAAGGTTCATCTAATCCTACTATTAACATATCACCTTCAACAATGAGATGATATGTTCGTCGTATGATCAGAAAGGACCCCCGAATTCGTTCGTTAATTCGTCCGTTTTCACTTACCACTCCTAATGAAATTTTCGCACACTTCATGGATTCAGACCCTGTCTGATCCTTGCTGCGTGTCGGAGGTTTCTTAGGAAGCGGGGAATCTAAAGTTCCGCCAAGCGATTTGATACGATGGGGTGCACATAACTCGATAAATTCAGCTCACGACCTTAGGGTCGTACTGAATTGTGTCGATGTTAATGTGACACCTAATCGTTTGTTAGATACAAGAACTGAAAAGCACTTGTACATAGCAACTCTTATATTGAAAGCATTTGACGATAATCAAATTGAAATCAATTATAAGAATTCAACCGCTTGGTTACACGATGTGTCCATCCTTTACCGAACTCTTGATCCTCAAGCTAACCCCGTAAGGTATTAGCTTGAATCAAAAGTCTGGGAAAGTATTTACACTAGATCTTTATGCTCCGTGAAGAGGGC